AGGTCTACAATCTCACAGCTATCACCAGAGCAAGCCATTGTCTGCATAGCAACTGTGTTATCTTCCTGCTCATACTCGTTCAGCTTAGACCAATCAATACGCTCAGGCATTAGCTTAAGTAGCTCTTCATACTCTTCCTTCGTGCAGTCTTGGTAGGGTGCTTGCTGATAAGTATGATCACTGTGTGGTAGGAATGATACGCCTGACATTTCGTCAAAGTGTTCATAAACAAACGCACCCACAGCTAGCCATTCACTGTCACGAACTGTGATAGTCACCGATGGTTTATGCTCACACCATGAACGCTGATAGATAAGCCATGTCTCTAGTTGTTCGATAGCTGTCATATCATTACGTGTTACAGCATTATCTGGTGACTTCTGTGGGAAGCTAAACACTGTAGTTGTATCCCCCTTAAACACACAAGGCTCAGCAGGGATGCCTTGATCAATCATGAACTGGGTAAGAGGGTCTTTGTTATCTCCCCGTACAGTCCGAATGTAATAATCGTTATGACGAGCATGGATGCCACTAGCAGAGTCCACAAGTTGTGATACCGTCCCAGATGGTTTAACGCAAGTGATAGCAGCAGATACAGGGATACCAAGACGTTCAGCCCAAATAGTATTAGTATCAACTGCGACATTTCGTAAGTGCTCAAGAGTCTTCTCCAATCCTTCGTTCTTAGTTGTCATTAATGGGTTATCCATGATGCCTGTTAGGGACACACCAAGCAATCTTTCTTCTGCTGTATTCTTTTGCCACACCTTTCGCAGATAAGGGAACTTAACATAGGTGGATTGGATAGTTCCCAGAATTGTTGCCAAACGGACTTTTCGTTCCAGATCGTCCACAGAGTCCGTAGCACGTACAACAACCTCCGTAAGATTGCAGAACTGACCGCCTGTACCTGGGATCGGATCACCTTTAGCATCAAGCTTACTACCCCTGAGAATGATCTCGCTGCACGGGTTGGTCCCGAAGTCATAGTTTGGATCACGTCTGCCAAACTTAGCAGCTTGTTTCTTAGATGCTTCACGGTTAAATACTCCTCGCTCTCCTGACTTACTCTCTACTAGAGCTAGCCACTCCCGCATAAATGTTTCGATGTCAGGCTTCTCGCTATAACATACAGAGTTGTTTGCTAGTGCACGGTGTGCTGCAGTCTCCCACCACTGTCCTGACTTAGCGTGGCGCATACGGTCATCACTTAGGTTAGACAGACTAATCATAGCACTACGGCGAACACCACCAACCACAACGATCTGCCCAATGAAACACATCAGGTCATGACATTCGATGCTTGATAGCTTACGCCCTTGTGCATTCTTAAAAGTAGCCACAGCAAAGTTAAACAGTTCTACTAAAGGCGCTGGGCCTGATGCACGTCCACCGAAAGTCTTTAGTCGAGCACCTGCAGGGCGTACCTTTGACACATCCCACTTAGGAATCTCACCAGCCCATAGGAGTGCCAACACTTGACGGAAAGCCTTAGCCCACCCTTCCTTACTATCTTTAACGACGATAATACTGTCACTGTCATAGAGGACAGGCACTTCGGGAAGTTTAGATATGTACTGACGTTCCACAGAGAAGCCGACTCCAGTACCGCAGAGGAGGATGTACATCGCTTCGTCGAAGCTCTTAGGGTCATCTACGGGTAGGTACGAACAGTTGTATCCTGCTGTGTTGTCACGCTCTAGCGCTGGGCCAGCAGTCATCATAGCTCTCATGGATGGCATGATCTCTAGCCCTACGATAGCTTGTTCTAGTTCATGCTTAGTCTCTGTATCTACCATGTCCTTGATCACATTAGCACTATAGCGTGTTACTGTATCATCCCATGACTCACGTCCGTAGTTGTCAAAGTACTTAGCGTAACGTGACTTGTGAATAAATGATTGGTAGTCTGTCGGTAAGTAGTTGCTCATGATTTTTGTTTCACCTCTATCTGTTTAATCTCTGCATCTATATCGTATACAACATCCTGTATAAGTTCCTTCACGGTTTGCTCATACATATCTTCTGATATAGGAAGTATGTTGTCTTCTTCATCTATATCTATAGTCATTCTAATCTCAAACTTCATGCCGCCTTTTCCAGTAAATCAGTAAGATCGGGCTTCTTATAATTTGGCCCTTTCATAACCTTGCCATCAGACCGTAGTATAGGATTGCCATTGCTGTCTAGCTTAGACATGTTGCTGTCATGCACACGTGCGAATGCTTCCATGAATACATCCTCACCGTAGTACGTCAAGCCTTCCTCTAATGCACGGCTGACCTGCCCTTGCTGCTTGAGAGATTTATTTCGTTCATCATCACGCATTAACATTCCTATGTGTTCAGGGACTGTAAGTGATAGCCCTGTCGATACATATAGTAGATCACACAGTTCCTTCAAGTGGTTGTGTGTACCAAACTTCTCAGCACGATACTCTGCTAGCTCTTCATCAATCAAGCTGATCCACAAGCGTGGGTCTAGTGATCCTTTGAATGCTACAATAAAGTCTGCTACTTTCTCGTGTGGCATACGTGGGCGCATTGCTTCTATATCATCTTCGTTTATCATTTATGTAACTCCGTGTAACGTTTGCGTAGTCTGTTGAGATACCAGATAGCTTTATCAATATCTTCAAGACCATTCTTGTATTCGTGCCGCCAGAGATACTTTAGTACGTTAGCTGCGTGTGGTGCTGTATGTCCTGACATGTTCTCAGTCATAGCTTCGATAGCCTCAATGCATTCGATACCAGCTTGGTTGTAATGGATTGGTTTGTTTACTGGGTCAACCTCATCATCAAACGAAATAGTTGTTAGTGTTGGTTCTATCTTCATGCGTTACCCTTCGTCTTAGTCCATGTGTTCAATGAGTATACATTACCTTCACGTGTAACTTGTAGCTCTTCTTCTTCATCATCGTCAATACCCATAAGATAATTACGATGCTCTTCCACTAAGTCATACACGTCAGGGTGTTCTGCTGCTACATCAAGGAATGCTGACATCATAGTAGCTACATTCATGATGTGTGCCATAACTACGTTAGGTACTGGGTTATCCTTAGATGTAACTAGCTCTATAGAGCAATCACCATCCCATTCATCTTCATAGTTGTTAGGGCGTATGACGATAGCTAGTTCATCGTCCCGTAATGTATGTCCCATTATACTTTCCTTTTTGTTTTAACTTCTATTCGTTTAGCTTTGATCTCTTCACCGTCTTCTTTGAGCCACGCTTCAGGTATCACACGGTGCGCCCACTGAAAGCCATACTTGTCACACCAATCACAGTACCTAGACTTAGCACCTTTGTAAAGTTTAGCGTTAGCATTGCTGAACACAAAGCGTATATCTAACTCAGGATGTTGACGCTGTACCTCACGGTGTTTGCGTCTATCTGCAGAATCAAAGATGCCTTTCGTTTCTATTATGATACCGTTGTCAAGCACGAAGTCAGGTGTGTATGTGCGGTACTTTAGGTCTTCCCACTCTACCTTTAACTCTTCGTATCTGACTTTCTTTTGTTTGTCTTTGAGCCACGCAGCAACCTCTTTCTCAAGGCCACTGCGATAGCTTTTCAGGTGTGTACGTCTAGCCAACTTCAGCCTCAAGATACTCTGGCTGTACTAACACGTAGTCCACCATAGGAGGATTCTGTGCGTTAGACTTAACAGCAGGTAGTGTCTGTAGGTTAGGCCAGCACTTATGTTTAAACGAACAGAAGCCACACTCAGAGCCAAGCTTTAGGTTACCTGTAGCCTTACGATAGTGAGTCTCAGGGATAGCCTCAAAGCAACGCTCAAATGGTTTGTCTTCGTTGATGTGAGATACAGTAGCTTCGATGTTCTCTAGTACTTCACCAGTGTCTACACCTGATGCATCCACATACTTAAACTCACCGTTAGCTTTGTTCACTACCCACCAACCACCAACGTCTAGCTCTGCTGCAGTAGCGTAGCCAACTAGCTGTGGGATATACCCAAAGCCATCACCCTGTGCAAGAGCTTCTAGGCTAGCGAACTTGTTATTGTATGACCAAGGT